TTTTTTCATGTTTCCATTCTTCCTTTAGCTCTTCAGCATCTTTACTGGTTGCAGACACTTCATCAGCCCTAGCTTTTTTTTCAGCTTCGATTTGCGCGGCTGTCTCTGCTCTTATACGCTCTTTCCAAGTCTCAAAGTCGCCTGTTCGTTTAGCTTTTTCTTCTTCATCCAAGCGCTCACGCTCTTTTAGGCGATCCTCAAGTTGTTTAGCTCGTTTATTAGCTGCCTCAGCTTCTTCACGCAGCTTCTTAAGGGTACGCTTAACCGTGTCGTCTTCTTCTGGTTTTGCGGGTGCTTTAGGTTCATCCGTAGCGCCGCTAGATACACTCTCGTTGGTTGTATCTCCGTCTGTAGCTTCGTTCTGTAGTGGGAACTTTCTAAAGTATTGTCTGGGCATATTCAAGCTCTAGTATGTTTTCCTGATAGACTCGCATAATTCTGTAGTTGCAAATTGTCGATAAGCCATTGCCGATCGCCATTGTATAAAACCATTGTAGCTCTAAGATCGGAGCCACTTTGTTTTGTAATACTGTAGAACGATGGAACAGATTGACTGGTTACTCCAAGACTGCCGTCGGTCATTTGACCATCGATAGTAGTCTTGTATGTGTCTAACCCGTCAAGCTTTGATTGTACCTCAGTTATGGCACTCGCTCCGTAGGTGTCTTCGTAGGTTGTGAGAGTGCTTTCAATTAGAGTGTAATAGTCGCGTGTGAGATTGAGGTATTTCACGATGCGATCGCGATCGTTGTTTGTCCATGTACTCATTGTTTAGTACCTAAATGATGGAATCTTTTCTTCTGGGATTCTGGGCGGAATAATTCCTCTATAGTTTTCCTTTATAGGGTATCTGAAATCTATTATTTCAGGTTGTTGTAATTCAAAGAGCAAGTTAAGAAAAGCCGCGTCTCTTTTATGTGAAGATTTTTTTAACTCCTGATTGTCGAATTTAATAACGATGACGCGATCGCGAGATTGAGACATTATTACTTCTATAAAGTTCTCTGAAGCATCTTCAACAAATCCATATTCCCAAATACCTTGCGATAATAGAGTGTAGTAATCGCGTGTGAGATTGAGGTATTTCACGCTGCGATCGTTGTTTGTCCATGTTTGTGTCATAACGGCTTAGTCCTTGGTAAATAAGCTGTAGGAGAATAGCGAACCATGTAACCAGTAAAGTGATTGCGATCGGTGACTGGCTGTGAATATCTCAAAAACTCACAGCCATCTTTGGTGATTAATTGACAATTGATTGATTTATTGATACTCATACTTCTGACTCCGTTTCACTGTCATCATTCTCAGTCTCTACGACTTGACTCTGATTAGTATTAGCAGTAGCCATCTCTACAGGCGGCGCGATCGTCACAATTTTTTGATCCTTTGGTAAGAAATTAATCCTATGCAAAATCTCTGTAGCTGCTTCTTCAGTTAAGCCTTTATTAATTACCTCGAAGATAGTGCGAATTAGATTCACATCAGCAGGGGCAAGAATAAAGCTCAAATCTACGTCAATTGTACCGTGATCATCTGTTACGTCTTCACCTTCCCACATTGCCCAATGACAAAAGACTTGTTGAGAACATGACTCTTTGTTAACCTCATACTCTTGCAAGCCAGCTTCATTTTGCCCAGCTTTGATGCTAACTTCGGTGGCAGATTGTTGAACAAATGACTCGCCCAAGAAATTGAAAACAGTCTGCTTAATCAATGCCTCTAATCGGTCTAGCGTTTGAATCATAGGCGCGACACTATTTGCGTCAGCTTGCAAATAGTAAACCTTAGCAGCCCCGATCTGGGTTAACACTGTCTCAATGACAGCAGCGCCGCCTGTAGACAAAGGACTGAGTTTCTCTGGAATAAGATCGATATGCTCACGTACAGCAGTAGGTTGCATCTTGCGAACTGTTGCAAGCCAATCGCTAAATACTTGGTAGTAAGTATGATTCTTTTGCTGTAAATCAAGTAACGGGGGTATTGTATCCCAAGGGTTAGCACTGGTTACTGAGTAAAGCACAAAGGGGATTTGACTCAATGGCTTGCCATTGGTATCTAGCAATGGTCTAGGCGCTTCTTCTACTCGATATTCCTTTTCGCCTTTGTCATTAGTTTCAATGCAAGTTACTGATCGCATCACAGCATAATAAATACGATCTTTTTCTTGCACTTTGATTAGCTCGTATTCCCAGCAATAATTTTTCATTGATTGCTTGTAACGGGTTCCGCTAATTACCTCACTCCGATCAATCGTGACGTGCTTAAGCAGTACAGAGCCGTCATTGGTGTATTCGTAATCCTTGATATCAATATCTAATCTAGGAATTAGCACTGAATAGGGGCGCAAATCTAATTGTTGTTCAACTGCACGATTAGGGATTTCGCCAAAATTAGGATAAAGGGTAAGCACTCCTACAAAGCCATCTCTAACAGCCATGCGATCGGCTTCGAGAAAGAACGCTCTAATTGATGTGCCGCGCTTATCAAAGTTTTTGGAGGCATTGACAACCGACTCAGGCACATTGCCACTAAGCACCCATTTACTTAGCAGACTAGATACAATTTTGACGGCTGGCTTAAAAAAGTTTACAAATAGCGATCGCCTTAATCTGAAATACCACTCTTTCGGTGTTTCGCTTGGCATAAGGGGTAAATATTCCTCAGCCAAATTATCAATAATCTGATCGAGGTTTTCGCCATAAATCCAAGCGCTTTGACCCTCGTAGAAATCTATGCAACGTCTGACATTAGCTTGCTGTCTTTGATAAGCAATGCTCTTTAATGTTGGGTTGTTATCGTCGCCAAGTATGTTACCGCCTCGATAGCCTTTAGCGATCGCCCCTGGCAATTGATTTGGCTGTAACGTGATTAAAGTTTCTGTCGCCATTTATTTTTTTAATCTTTGTGATATCCTAATATTAATCGTAAAACCTTAAAGCGCGATGCTTTTTGTTTTATTGATTGCGGAAAAGATTAGAAGTGATTTCTACCTTTGAGCGTGATGCCTCCGCTACACAGCAAAGCACTCAAAGTTAGGAATCATAAATATGGCAGCTTTAACACTATTAGAAATGGCAAAGCAAGCCCGTGAGACGGGAGACGTTCTCAAGGCTGGTATTGTCGAGCAGTATGCGGGTAATTCTCCGATCCTTGACGTTATTACGTTTGAAGAAAGAGCAGGCGGTGTCGTTGAGTGGCTGCAAGAGAAGCGACTCCCCGTAATGGCTAACCGTGCAATCAACGAAGGTTTTACAGCCGATATTGGTGAAGTTGAACGACGGATTGAGAAAGTCGTGATTGCTGGTGGCGAAATCAAGATCGATACGGCTGGCTTAAAGCTGTATGGCGAAAACGTCTTGACCACTCAAATCTCGATGGCTCTCAAGTCATTACAACTTAAATGGCATGGCGATTTCTTTAATGGTGATCACGCCACTAACCCTAAAGAATTTTCTGGGTTGAAGACTCGTGCTGGTGGTACTCAACTGGTTCAAGCTGGTAGCACTTCGGGTGGTGATGCATTATCACTTAGCGCTTTACGCCGCGCTCGTTCTAGAGTTCGCGCTATCAACCCTCGCGCCCAATTGCGTATCTACTCCAATCTTGAATTGTATTTGCGCTACCAAGATGCAATCAGCAATCCCACAATTTCGGGTTACGTTGTCCAAACCAAGAACGACATCGGCATTGAAGCCCCTACATTTATGGGTGTCCCTTGGTTTCCTATTGAAGAAGACGCAGAGGGCGATCAAGTTCTTGGTTTTACCGAAGTTGGAAGCGGTGGCGGGGGGGCTGTAACCTCTTCAATCTACATCGTTGCATTTTCTCCTGAAGACCTTACAGGTATTCAAACAGGCGATATTGACGTGCGTGACATGGGTGAAATGCAAACCGAAACCAAGCGATTGATCCGTATGGATTGGCTAAACAATTTCGCAACTTATAACCCTCGTTCCTTTGTTCGCCTTGCTGGTGTAAAGGACGCTGATTTTGTCGCTTAAAAATATCAATTATGGGATATCCCATAATTGATATTTTGCAATGCTTTCAACCCAATTAAAGAGAAAATTATGGTCTACTCAGGCGCTTTTAAATCTACTCTCCCTAGAGCTAATAACTCTACTAACACTTCGCAGATCGATGCGTTAACAACCCTACGCGATTACACAGCGGCGGCCCTCAGTGCAACTACTAATGGCACTCCCATTGAATATCCTTTTAATACTGAAGAATCGGTAAAGGTGATCATTAATCAGGCTGCTTACTCTAGCTATGCGGCTGGTACTGTTCATTGGACTCTATCTCTTGAGGTTTGCGACACTGTTGGCGGTACTTATAGGCAAGTCGCCTCTATTGCTCCTACCGTAGCGGCTGGCGCGGCTTTCAATGATCAAGAGGTATTCTTGAGTGGTGAACAAATCAATAAAACTTTTGCTAATGCAAGGTTTTTAAGAATTGTCGCAACTAAACTCAGCACAGCAGGAAACCTCACTTTTGGCGCTTACCTCGTTCCATCTGGTCGCTAAATCATGAAGCAAAATCTTTATCACCCCAAAACAGGGGAATTAAGACGAATCCATCACCATGATGTTGAGGGCTGGATTGCAGACGGATGGCTAACAGCGCCACCCGTCTGCAATCCGATTGTTGAGGAAGAACCAGAAGCGATCGTACCAAAGTCAAAAGCTAAAAAATCTACACCTGTAGATACTGAATAACTAAACGGAATAGGCGATCGCAAGGTCGCCTATTTTAATAAAAATGAGTTGCGCTCTTGAAGTACCAATTGAAAATTTTGCGGACAATCCGATAGTTATTGGTTTCCCTTGGAAAGCATCGTTATCTTTTGGTGTGGGTACTCAGGCGACTTTTGTTGGGGCTGATTTATCACTGTACGATGTTTTTTTTGCGATCGCGCCAACCGCAAAATCGTCTATTAGTATTGCCCCTACTGTTACAAAGTACTCTAACGGATTAGCGGAATTTGAATTTAGTGCAATTCAGACAAGTGCCATGTCCCCCGCAGGTCGATGGACTGGCCATTGTTTTTTGCAGTTAATAGCTGGAGGATCGCCAGAATATTTTATAGAGATCTCCCCTTACGTCGTTAATCCTGTACCACTGCCATGACGCAAATAGTTAAAGTCCTTAACTCGCCAACACGAATTATTAAATCTGCACCAATCCAGATTAATAACACTGGCGTATCAGCTAAGCAAAAATCCATAAATTTTAGTTATGGCGATGTGACTACACAGACGATCTATGCATTGACAGCAGGGCAACGGATAACGCGAGTGGAAGTGGCTTTTGATGTTGCCTTTAACGTTGCTTCCACTTTATCGATTGGTGATAGTGGCAACACTCAGAGATTAATGACTACAGGTCAAAATAATCCGCTTTCTACGGATGTTTACGCAACGACTCCGTTTTATAAATATGCGTCAAATACCGATATTTTGCTAACTCTTAATACTGGTATGGGCGCTACTCAAGGATCAGGCGTTGTTATTGTTTATTACGAATAGGAAAAAGAAATGGGGCTGTTTAAAGATCTAAAAGGTACGACAGAAAGCATTTTTCGCGTCGGTGTAAATGCTTGGAAAAATATTACGGGTGGGATTGCTGCTCGTAATGCTGCTGATAATGCCGACGTAAAGGTTCAAGCAAGCCAATTTGAAACAACTGGCAACACTGGTCTAATCATCAACGCTGACGCTGCTAATACAGGCGCGGATTGGTCTATTACAATCAATCGTCCTGCAACTGGTATGTCGGCTGGCTACACACTGACATTGCCTACTACAGACGGATCGCCGTCTGAGTATTTGCAGACGGATGGCAGTGGCAATTTAACATGGGCTGGGGTGGCAGGATCTGCCGACAAAATGGCGGTTGATACCACTTCGCTAGCTTTTGGTACGTCTTCACCATTAACACTGTTTACGACTCCTGCTAATGCTGTAATCCATAAAATCCAAGTCGTTATTGATACGCCTTTTAATGGCACTGCTAACGTAACTGTGGGGATTGCTGGCACTACCTCTAAATATATGGGTTCGTCTCAAAACGTCTTGCAAGGCATCGCTAAAGATGTTTATGAAACGAATCCTGGAGAGGCGGCGGCCAGTGAAGCTTTGATCGCTACTTACGCAGCAGGTGGCGCTAGTGCTGGAGCTGCTAGAATCTTGGTGTATTACTCTGTACCATCATAATTAAATGGGCTTAATACCTGATCTAAAAGGAACCACAAGCAATTTTTCTGTTGGCGGTAAGCTATCTACCACTGGCGGAATAAAGTCGCGCGTGGTTACTCTCACTGATGCTGCTACAGTCACCCCAAATGCTGACACAACAGACCTAGGGGTACTAACGAGCCTCTCTCAAACAACTACTTTTGCCAACCCTACAGGCACTCCTACTAATGGACAATTACTCCAAATAAGGATTACTAGCAGCACGTCAAGGGCGATCGCCTTTGGCAGCGCCTATCAAACGGCAGGTAATCTAGCTCTCCCAACAGTAACTACAGGCGGCGGAGTAGAGGACTATCTAACTTTTTCCTACAATTCTGTTGACTCAGAATGGGATTTGACGGATACAACAACGGCTGCTTCTGGCTCGTCGGGGATATCAGAAGAATTGGCGATCGCCTATGCAGTGGTGCTATGAAAATATTAATTGCAAACTACACTTTTAACGCAGCCTCAAGAACAGTTACGTTTTTGGGCTATTCGCGTATTTTGCTTGATTCAATTTTGATAATCACAAACGTCGCATCCAACACGATTATCTATAATTTTGCGGGTACTGGCAAAGGCGGGACAGTATCAGGTAATGTTTTGACGCTTGATTTTGACACTACCACAATGTCGAATAGCGACTCATTACAGATTTATTACGATGATGCGGCGATCGTTCCTGCGACGGTGCAAGAGCAGCAAAACACTGAAGATTTGCTTTATTTGCTATCCGTTCAAGGCAATGCATTAGGCAAATTAGCTGAAATGGTTGACGGTGCAAACATCCGAGCGGTTTTACAAACTAGCGCCGCTGTGATTGGCGCTGTAACCCAAAGCGGATCATGGTCTATCGCCACGGTGACAACCTGTTCAACCCTTACAAACCAAGCACAGAACGGCGGACAACCTACTAACGATATTGTTCCAAACGCTTCAAATACGCTTGCCTGTTTAGCAAACATCAATAACGTTACCTATACCCCTTAAACCTATGCCAGTACTACAGAAAAACTTACCCTTGCTGCATACTCCTACGTTTCAGCAGATGAGTCCGTTGCCTCCAGCAGCCGTAACGGTAGCAAACGCATTTGTCGCTAACGATCCTACAGGGCGATCGCCATTTGCGCTGTACGTTGTATCTGCTACGGTGCAATATTTATATACAGATAATGGGTGGGTACAGATTCCATCGGGTGCTTTAGCCACGTTTGGGGCTGGAGCTTGCGCGGTATATCACCCATGGAGTAATACCTACACGGCAAACGGTGGAAGCACAACAACAGCGACAGTAGCGGCGGCTACACATAATATTACGGGCTTAGCGCTTGGCGAGACAATTGAGTTTGTTGTTAGTGGCACTAACAGCGGATTGCGTCGCACAATCACAGGCGTAATTAATAACGCGGGTACAGGCACAATTACGATCCAATGGTCGGGCGCTGTTGCAACGGCTGTATTAAACACTCACACGTTTAGGATTAGCACAGGCAGATTCTTTGTCTATGGCGGTGGTGTAACCACGACGGGATCGTTCAAATCTTTTGATGTTAGCACCATGTCTTGGTCTGGGAACTTGACGGTAACAGGCGTTCCAACCTTTACGGCAGATGGGCGCATGGCTTTGATGTATCAGCTACCTAAAAGCTTTCAATCAGGGCTTGCGACGGCTGTTACAAACGCGACTAACGCGACCATCTCGGACAATACAAAAAGCTGGAAGGTAAATCAATGGACTGGCTATTGGGTAAGGATTACCGCAGGGGCGGGTTCGCCTAATGGCAGTACAGGGGCGATCAATCCATTGCTTCAAATCACTAGTAATACAGCTACAACGCTTACTCTATCGGGTGTTTTTGCAACTGCTCCTGATACCACTTCAATTTACTCAATAGAAGACGTACTTGCTTCTGGAGTTGCGACTTCTGGAAGTACAACAACGTTGGTTAACTCAGCTAAATCAGGCGGATCGGCTTGGACTGCTAACCAATGGACAAACTCTCGCGCAAGAATCACAGGGGGGACAGGGCTAGGACAAAACTCAATCGTTGCTAGCAATACGGGTGATACTCTTACTATCGGTACTGTTGGCACTGCGATCGCGTCGGGTTCTATTTATGAGATTGAAGGAGACGAGAACTTTATCTATTTGGCTGGTAATGCATCGATCATTCTATATAAATACTCGATTTCGGCTGGCACATGGGCATCAGTCAACCCAACAACTGCAAGAACGACAGCGACAGGTGCTTCGCTTAGCTTAAATACTATTTACCATACAGGCGATCCAAATTGGAGTAGTGAACCAGCGATTTTAAACGGACGTTACCTTTATTCTTTTAGAGGCGGTGGCTCTGGAGTTGCTGATCGCTTTGATATAGCTGGCGGCTCGGCTGGGTCTGGGGCGTGGGTTGCAGTTACTACAGTGAACGCCGAAACATTCACCACGGGCGCAAGCTTTGGTATCTGGAAGGGTAAAATATACATCAGGAAAGAGTCGACATCAGGTGTGGCGCAAAGGTTTTTTTACTACGACGTTGTTAAAAACGCACTGCTACCTTTTACCATACTAAATTACCCAGATGGCGCGGCGTTAGCTGGGAATAAAATCTGGGTAAAAACTTTTGACCAGAACCAAACCGAAGCCGATGCCGATGCCGTAGATTGGCTTTACACGCTACAATCGACAGGCACGACTTTACACAGGATCATGCTCTTTTAGGAGAAAAACAATGGCTAGCAAAGCGACTAAAATTCAAGGTGTTGATTCAAGTACCTTTAATCTCACGATCAATCAATTTGATGAAGCGCTGCAAACAAATGTTCAGCGCTTGAGCCAAAACATTCCACAAGTTGATTACTCAGTACATTTTACTGACGGGACAACCGTTAGAGCTTTCTACAATACTGGTACTTCCTTATGGGAGGTTTCTTTGTTGAGAAGTCCAATTCTCAGTAGTCAAGATTGTATTTTTACTGATGGCAGTGGCAATACATATTTTGAATACGATTGGGAATATCCAGCGCTGATTACTTCGCCTTATCCCAGCGAATTGATTATTGAATGGATTCGCGACAATGTTGTGGTTAATGGCGTAACTAATCAAGTTAGCGTCAACTATATTCAAGAGTCGGCTTATCGAGCCTTTACAAATCTTAGCGAACAACTCTACTGGATTCACCCTTAACCCTTACCCAAAGCCCGTCATGTCTGGCGATGCTGGTGCAGGATCAAGAATACCGAAATAAGCCAGCCTATTTTAATAAAAATGACAGTACAAACTGATTTACAGACAGATCTGGACGCTTATATCCAATCAAACTTCCAAGGCAGTTTGGAAGAAGTGTCAGCCGATCAATTGCCTTTGCAAAACCTACTAAAATTGCAAAGTTATTTAGGTTCTGGTGGTGGCGTTGCTGATACGACTGCAACAGGTACAATTACCACTCAAAATCTAGTTCCCGCTGGCGTTGCAACGACTGGCTCCGCTGTATCCATAGACCTTAATAGCAAAGGTACAGTTACAATTCAAGTGACTGGAACTTATACAGGCGCTTTGTCAGCACAATTTACGACTGACGGGACTAATTGGGTTACTCCAACAAATACCGTATTTAAAAATATGACCACAGGCGCGAATAGTGCTACTATTCCGAGCGCATCCGTGGGAATTTGGCAGATTGAAGTTATCGGTCACGCAAAATTTAGATTAAGCGCTCTTGCAGCCGTCACAGGTACAGCTACTATTGCTCTTAGAGCAGCGGCAAATACTTCACAGGTAAGCGTTGCGGGTGTATCTACAGCCTCAAATCAAACAACTGGGAACGCTTCTCTAACAAGTCTTGTTGCAGCAACGATCCCTGCGTTTACCAATAGCGCTATTAATCTGGGATCTGCCAACGCTGCTACGCTCAAGGCTAGCGCGGGGGCGGTTTACAAAATTTATTGCTACAACAAAAATGCTGCAACGAGATTTTTTCAAATCCACAATAAAGCAACTACACCTGTAAATACTGAAGTCCCTGTTGAGTCATTCCCGATTGCTGCTAATTCAGCGCTGATAATTGATATCGCCTTTTTCGGTGCATCTGGTCGGGCTTGCAGTATTGGCGTATCATGGGCTTTCTCAACCACTGAGGCGACATTGACACTGGGTACTGCTACTGACCAAACTAGCTCTGTGGGGTTTTTGTAATGAGTGGAATTATTTTTGGAGGGAGCGGCGTAATTGCTGATGGCTCGGTAACAACAGCCAAGATTGCTGATGCAAATATTACTGCGCCAAAATTAAACGGTGCTCAATCTGGCTCGGCTCCTGTTTTTGGAGTTCGTGCATGGGTAAACTTTAATGGTACAGGCACGGTTGCTATTAGGGCTAGCGGTAACGTAAGTTCAATTACCGATAATGGGGTTGGCGATTATACGATTAACTTTTCTACTGCTTTACCTAATGCTAATTATGCGGTTTCTGTTACTACTGCTAACCTGCTCACAAATAATCAAGACTTAAATGCTGTTGTGATGGGAACTGGGGCTGCTGGTGCAACTCTCAAGACTGCCACCCAACTGCGGATAAACGTAGGAACTATTAGTGTGGCAGCCCTGTTTGATGCTGCTGAAATAAATGTTATAGTTGTTGGGTAAAAATATGCAAGTAATTGTTTTTAAGAATGACAGCAACGGAGTATCTATCCTTACTCCTATCCTAGATAGCGGGTTAACGATAGAAGAAATTGCAGAAAAAGATATTCCGCTACTCAATGGAGAGCCTAGACCTTATCTGATTCTTGATGATTCGGAGTTACCTGATCGCATTGATCGCGATCGCTGGAAGATTCAAGGCAACTCAGTAATTATTGATGAATCGATCCCTTTACCTGAAACCATCAGAGAGATTGATGCAAGGCGTTTAAGGCTTGCGTTGCATCAATTAAATCTTTTGGATACTATCGAGACAGCGATTGCCACATTAGGTCGTACTGCCCAAATCGAATGGGAGTATGCAACCATAATTAAAGAGAACTACCCTTTGGTGATTTCCTTATCAACTGAGCTGGGCTTAAATGTTGGCGAGATTTTTGATATTGCGATCGCAATTAAATAAAGCTTAGTTGTACTTGTTTGCTTGGCATTTTAGCGATCGCCTGTAAGTCTGCGCGGATATTCTTCGAGCGATCGCATATCCATAATTTCTCGGTACGCTTTGTATCGTGCTTAGTCCGCGA